CGAGTTCCTTGATCCGCTCTTCCTTGGCCTTGTCATCATCCGCTTTCGACGTGAACCTGATCCACTTCCGCGTCATTTCAGACGCGATGGTTTCCGAGATCACGCGATATTCGGGCCTCTGCGCCAGCTCCGCGAGGTAGGCGTAGCCGAGGAACGTAATGCCTTCGGTCCAGTACCCATTGAGCGCGAGGCTGTTGGCCCAGGTCTGGACGCCTGAGACGGCGCTGTCCATGGCTATTGTCGGGCCGTCATCCGGCACGACGCCCGGAGGATGCTTGGGCAGCGAATAGACCGGGACGGCCTGCTTCCCGTCGCTCCCGGCGCGGGCAAGAGCACCGTCCGGAATGCGGAATGGTTTCGGCTTTTCAGCGATCGGCGCTTGCGCGGCCGTCGGGCGCTTTAGCCAGGGGAATAGACGCATGGTCAATGAGCACCCATCGCCGCCCGGCGCAGTACGGCATCGCTGATCGTCATCGGCTGTTTGCTGTCAGCGAAAGTCAGCACAAAAGCATCGGCATGATCGGGGCTCGCTATCCCACGCCGCTTCAACGCATCCTTCTTTTCGATCATGATCTTCCCGCGTTCGTTGCGCTCCCACTTCACCAGCGAGAGCTGCAGGCAGAGAGCATCGCTGTCCGGATCGCCGCTCGGTAGCGCGATTAGATCGGTAAGCGGATGCTCGCGACCGCCTTCCTTCCCTTCGAGATGAAGAACGTATTCATGCGTGCGTTGGAACGCGGTGCGCCCCAGCCACCAAAGCTCGGCCTTCAAATTGCCGAAGATCTCGCCCGACGTCCGTCCGTCCGGCCAACGACGACGCTCCGATGGTGGATTGCCAGTATTGATCGGCGTAACGATCAGACCAGGCCTCGGATTGTGCATAAGCGTCGAGGAGACGCCGGCGCCCACACCCGGGGCATCGAAATTCAGGTTGGAGGCACCGTTGTCCTTGGCGACCTCGATTCCCCACAACGCGGTTTCGGTCGTATCGGGATCGCCGCGGGATTGGGGCCTCTCGACAATCGGGCCTTTCCGGGGGACGGCAACGGACTTCGCCTTGCCAGCGCCGACATCGAGGCCGACAACGCCGAAATTCGAGGGCTGCAATCGAGGTTCCAGCGCCCGCAGCCGCTTCGCGCTTTCGACCCACGCCGCCGGGATGCAGATGCCCTCAACCGACGCCGAATAGTCGATGTCGTATTCCGATGCCCATGTCGTCGGGTCGGAAAACGAGTTCTGCTTGTTGACCGCCCATTCTTCGGTCTTGCGCGGATCGTCGCGCCAGTGCAGCCGGAATATCTGGTGTGGCTTCAGGATCGAATGGCGCTTCCGGGCGAACAGGTTGCCCATGCCGTTGACCGATGAAACCCAGATCACGCAATCGGTGTTGCCGGAAAGCGCCTTTTCCACGGTTTCGGCATTCGGGACAAAAGCGGCCTCATCGACGAAGTACACCGTCGATCGACCGCCGCGGCCCATTTCCTCGCCGCCCTCACCCGAAATAACCGCACCGGTCTCCGGGTTGAAGATGCGCATGTAGTTGTCATGCTGGCCCCACTGGAAGCCGGCAGGCATGAATTCGGGCGGTTGTCGCCGCAGCATGATCCGCAGCTTGGCGAAGATGCTGTCCGGATTGTCCTTCTTGTCGACATAGTCGACCTTGCGAGAGCCGAACGTCGCCTTGAAGCCGGGGTTGAACAACCATTGATGAACAGCGACCCCGCCGCAAATGTAGGTGGCGCCGACATCCCGGCTTTTTTCTTCAAGCCCCTCTTCGCTGTTCCGGATCCTGTCCAGCAGCCAGACCACGTTTTCTCGCTGCTTCGGCCAGAGCTTAAATGGGATGTACGCACCGCCAGGCTTCCCAACGAGACGCGGATCATACGTCCAGAGGTAATTGTCGAACCAGTAGAGGATGTCCTCAGCACATTTCTGCTTTTCGACTTCCCAGCCACCCCGCTGGGCCTCAACTTCCCTCTTCTGTCGTTGCGCCCTGATCGCCTCCAATAAGCCCGAGCTTCTGGAGAACGGGATAGGCTGCTTCAAGAGCGGAGAGTTCATCGTCCGTCAGCGCATCCAGCTGCTTGGCCGAGACCGTGATCACCTGCAGCGTGCCGCTCAGCTTGTGTTTGTCGACGATCAGGCCAGCAAGCTTCGCCTTGCCCATCGTGGCGGACACTGCGGCACTGGTCTGCTTTTCCTTGACCGCAAGCGCCCGTGCTTCCTCGAGCTCGCCGTAGAGGCTCTCGAGCGTCACCTCGACCTTTTTGGCAAGACGGCCCTGCAGTTCTGCCACCCGAGCGGCTACGTTACCCTTTGATACCAGACGCGACGCATGGGAGCGGTTCGGTTTATAACCCGCGATCTGATAGGCTTCCTCCTGCGTCTTACCCTTGGCGAGCGCCTGCGCGAACGCCTCGTGGCGCGCATTTTTGAGAACAGCCATGGTGATTCGGTGAGTGTTGCCTCGAAAGAACTGGCAACCCCTTACAGTACTCTACCTATCAAGGTTAGCGCTGACCGTGATGTTGTGCTTGACAGATCGGGGCGCCTTGTGGCGCCCGACGCAATCGCAGGAGTCAGAAGAACAGTGTTTACGCGCGCGAGGGTTGATGTGATGTCACCCGAATCTTGAGCGCAGTCCAATCACTTTTTATTGGCCCTGCAGTTTCAAAGGCTTAGAGGAGGCCCGAAAAGGCCGACCCTCTTGACAGGTTTTCGGGATCAGCCGGTTTTCGACTGTTTTACGGTTGCCCTAGTCGGACCCGAAGGCCACGCTCTCACAAGGACTTTGCGCCACGCTTAACCGACTACGGCTATCTTCGGCGGCCGTCGCCTACCCTGCAGTTTTACGCCGAAGCTTTCTTGCGCTTCCGCGCCTCCCGCTGGCGGCGCAACTCGTTCCGCTTTTCGGCCCAAGAGAAATCCTGCATCTCGGGAACAAGCGTCGGTGCAAAGGCACCATCTGCCATCCATGATGTGGGAGATTTCCGTTCGACCGCATCTTCGGGAATGTTAGCAGAAATGTGCTCGATTTCGGCCTCGGAACGCAACACCTCAAAATCGTCGTTATCGTAATTCTGCACATCGCCGCGAGACAGATGTGCAAAAATCCGAGCTATGGCCCGGTCTTTTCGATGCCGCCCGGTTTCAGGATGTATTTTTTCGACCTTAAAACACCACTTCTTGAACTTCATGCCCCCGACCTTCGATCGAGCCCATGCCAGAAGCGCGCGGCGCTCTTCTGGTTTCTTGACGGCCAGCAGCCACGCCCTCAGGATTTCGAGTTCCGATAGCTCTCGCGCCGAAGGCATCAATCCGAGACGGTCCCAGAAGTCCTTGCGCTCTTCCTCAAGCCTCTTCGATCCCCATCCTATCTTGTCAACCCAATCATGCACGTAGCCGAGATCGACCGAGCGCGGGCCTTGCGGACCTACGTGTTCCGGAATGGCGCGCTCGATCTCTGCGGCGCGGATGAAACGGTCCTGGATGTCAGCAAGGTCGTCCGCAAGTTTCATGACTGATCCCGTCGATCATCGAAGAGTTCCATTTGAGCCGGCCCAAACCGGCGGTACAAGCGCTCATACACCATGCCCCCAAGAGCATAGCGCTGGCTGATGATGCCGCGAAGATCACGGCAGACGAACTGTAGCTGTCCGACCGGCATCTGGTCCCACACATCGAGCCACTCACCGGCTCGGGCTTCTACAACGCCCCGGCACGCCCGTATCATGTCAGAGGCCATCCAGAGACCCACGATGTCGAGGAGCGCCTTGTTGTTGCCAGTCTCGGCGAGCGTCGAGAGGACCATGCGCAAATGCCCCTCCCCATACCGGTCCATGATATGGCGAAGTGTGGCGACGGCACGGGTCTCCCCTATCGCCGGATAGTTATGGCCATCGACGACATGGATGCCATATTCCGAACAGATTGCGGCTATCTCTGGGTCCGTCATGGCACCCTCACCTTCCGCCGCTTCTTGCGGACCACTTCAACGGCCGGCGACGCGCCGATATCTGATAGTCGTGGCCGGAACAGATCCTTCGATGCGGCTTCCTTGCGCCGCCGCCATGCCGCGGCTTCTTCCGAGAGCGACTTCGGCGCCACCGGCCTCAATCCGATTCCGATTGCCGACCGTGCCGCATAGATCGCGGCTGCCG